CTAATATACAATATGCTTGGGATAGCACGTGCTTAGGAGCACTTAAGACCTGCCCGCGCCTTTACCAATACACCATAATCGACGGATGGACGCCAAAGTCCGACTCTATCCACCTCCGCTTTGGTATCGAGTATCACAAAGCCCTAGAGGAATACGATGGCCTGCGAATCTCCGGACTCTCACATGAAGACAGTGTGCGTGAAGCTATTCGTCTGTTGCTTGTCAGGATACGCGATTGGAATCCTGACGTTACTACTCGCGCTGGGAACTACAAGAATCCGCGCACCCTCTTACAACTCGTCATTGACTACCTGGACAGATATAAAGACGATCCAGCTAAGACGGTTATCCGAGAAGATGGAAGCGCAGCGACAGAGGTGAGCTTTAGGTTTGAGTTGGATTGGGGGCCAGATGCAGCTACATATGAATTTGGTATGACCGCAGACGCACCAACCGAAACTGCCCTAAGCCAACCCTACGTCCTCTGCGGCCATCTAGATCGGGTTGTAGACTTCAACGAAACCCACTTTGTCATGGATCGTAAGACCACATCTATCACCCCAGGTCCGTACTTCTTTGAACAATTCTCTCCAAACAATCAGATGTCTCTCTACACACTCGCAGGCCAAGTAGTCCTTAACATGCCCATCCGTGGGGTCATCATCGACGCAGCGCAGGTCCTACTCGACAAGCCCAATAACTACCAACGAGGCTTTACATTCCGCACTCCAGCGCAGATTGAGGAATGGGTGCAGGATTTGAAGATTCATCTACATATGGCTGAGCAGTACGCAACGATTGGATATTGGCCAATGAATGACACAAGTTGCGACAAATTCGGTGGATGTAAGTTTAGAGGGGTGTGTAGTAAGGACCCAAGTGTGAGAGAACGATTTCTAGCCGCAGACTTTGTGAAACCACCGGAGGCAGAGAGATGGAATCCGTTAAAGCCGAGGTAATAGAAAGATTTATTCCTACAACTATGTCTCGATCGATTGGGAATGGGGTGTTCTTTCGTCCAATTAGATCATGGCACTCAGCAACTTATGCTGGTGAAAGACTTAATAAAATACCAGGAACCAATGATGGTAGTGGCTGTGTTCGTAATCCGTATGATATAGTTCGCGTTTGTTCAACTCCGTTAACAGTAACACATCGTCTGTATTGGCATGAGCGTGATACAACAAAAACTGTCTCTGCATTCTTATCATATCCTGACGCAATGGGTTGTTGTAACGTATACTTCTGGGAAACTTATGGGATAAGTGAGGATATAGAACGTTACACAGGTGACAATGCAGAAGCTGACATGGAAGAGATTATTAGAAAGCACTTCCAATGATAGACAAGCAGACCCGCATAATCCTCCCACTTCTCAAAGCCCGAATCACCGATCGATCCCCAACCCATTTCACAATCTCCTTCGGTGCGGAATATGGATCGCCGACGACCATCCGAATCGCAGTCGACACCACTCGCCTAGACCTTCGCGATGGTGACCTATTAACCCTTTATACAGAGGTGCTTCTTGCCACGCCCCAGCAAACAAACTGAGATCAATCGGCTTCAACAACAGATAGATGAGCACAAAAAGATGATAGAGCATCTTGGCAACAGCTTAGCTCAAGCAACCACCTTAATTCAAACCCAAGATGGTGAGATTGGTCGATTAACAGCATTAAATGACCGTATGTTCAAAGTCATCGATAAGATGATCACAAAAGAGGAGGTATAATGCCCTCCCTCGCTAATCACCAATCCAATGAATTCACCAAACTGCTTCTATTGGGAGATTCCAAGTCCGGCAAAACTGGCTCCCTAGTCTCTCTAGTCAAAGCTGGCTACAAACTCCGCATACTCGACTACGATAATCTCCTAGATAGCCTCAAATACCAAGTCCTCGAGCAATGCCCAGACAAACTCGACAACGTTGAGTTCGTCTCCTTGCGTGATAAAACCAAAGCCGGAGGCGAAGGCATGATGCTTGATGGGATGCCAAATGCATGGACACGGGGGCTTAAGTTGCTAATTAATTGGAAGTATGACGATGTTGATCTTGGCAAACCAAATGAGTGGGGAGAGGATTGCATCTTGGTTTTGGATTCATTATCCCGCCTCTGTGACGCAGCGTACAATTTCCACGAAACCATCACTCCAGCAGGTAAATCCGGGGAAAAGCATGGTCAGGCAATCTACGGCAATGCACAAGATGACATAGAGCGGCTGTTAGCCACCTTGACCTCAGACTACTACAAAACCAACATCATCGTAATCGCCCATGGAATCTATATGGACCTGCCTGATGGAACGAAGAAGATATTTCCTCAGGGAGTTGGGCAGAAGCTATCTCCTAAAATACCTCAATACTTCCCGAACTATATTCGATACAAGAACCAAGCAGGCAAACGTACTATCCAGCTTGTATCGGATTCAGTAATTGACCTAGCAAATACCAAGCCCAGTGCGTTGACAAAATCATTGGATATCAACGTTGGACTTGCGGAATTCTTTGGGGTCCTTAGGGCCGCCCCAATGAAGCAGACAGAGGCTGTTAGACCAAAGGCCCTTACTCTAACAAGGAAGATTTGATGCCAGAACGCGAACAGACCTATGGTGAAAGGGCCGTTGGCCTTACATTCAACCCTTCAGGAATGGGAGATGTTCATAAACTAAAAGGACTCTATGCAGAGATCATCGACCACATGGATGATTTCCGCAAAGGCTACATCGCCCGCGGAGACAATCCTGAGATGGTGCGTCTTTGCTCCATTGCGATCACTGAAGCACAAACCGCGCAAATGTGGGCGGTGAAGGCAGTTACTTGGCGTTAATCCAACCGAAAGATCAAACACAAATGGCTCAAGCACAAATATCCGACATCCTCGACAAACCAGCAACCCAAATCGACAAGCCCAAGCCACTTCCAGTTGGCACCTACACTTGGTCTATCCAAGGTATGCCAAGGTACGACAAATCCAAAGAGAAGCAGACTCCGTTCTATGAATTCCAATGCAAGTGCCTCAGCGCCTTCGACGACGTTGACGAGGAAGCACTTAACGACTGGGCAGCCAAATCCGACGGCACCATGCGTGCTATTACCGACTACACCACCCGCCTAACTTTCTACATCACCCCTGACTCCGTCTACCGCCTACAGGAATTCCTACAACACTGTGGCATCGACGGCGAAGGTAAGTCCACTCGCCAGTGCATTGACGAAACACCAAATTGCCAGTTCGTGGCAAACATCGTACACACAGCATCTAAGGATGGTGAGAGTGTGTATGCTAACATTGGCAAAACTGCACCGATCGAGGACTAACGCCTAATCATGGGGGGCCTTAAACAGCCCCCCATTCCTTTGAAAGGAACACTCATGTTAAAGATAAGGGAAGCCATGCAAAAGCCATTCACCATGAGCGAAGCGATGTTGAAAGAGATCGACCAGCAAGTCGACTATGCCACAAAGCAAGAGCGCCTACCTCTCCTAGAAACCCGTGAACACACCCATGGATCATTCGAAGAGAACGCTATCCTCAGTCAAGCCTTAAAGCGTGCATTCCGTGAAGTCCCCGGTTGGCTCCATCTCACCGACATTGAACGTGAAGCAATGGATATGATCGCGCTGAAGTTCTCTCGCATCCTTTCCGGTAAGTCGATGGAAAAGCAGCATTGGGAGGATGTGGTCGGCTATGCGAAGCTGGTTGAGGAGAAGTGCTATTGACCCCCCTCGTTCTCCTCGGCGAAGCACGTGGCTCAGAAGAAGAACGCATCAAATCCAGCTTCGTCGGCCCCAGCGGCATTGAACTCCTCAACCAACTCGACGAAGCACAAATCCTCGCCCTAACATCTGAAGACAAATCCTTCCTCCGCAAATATTGGGACACTCGCGATCCGCACCTCCTCGACGCAGTATGGAGCCTCCATTCCGATGAAATCTTTCGGACCAATGTACTCAACTTCCACCCCCACGCCAACAAACTCGAATACGTCTGCGGACCAAAAGCCGCCGGAGTCCATGGTTATCCAACTCTTATCAAGTCTGGTTACCTCGACGCGCAATTTGAATCAGAGCTTGCGCGGCTTAGCGAAGAGCTCCTTGCCCACAATCCTAATCTTATTATCTGTCTTGGTAATACTCCTCTATGGGCAATGGCAGGAAAGACAGGCGTTAGCAAGCTTAGAGGCACGACTCTCTATTCTACACACACAGTTGCTGATTTTAAAATTCTCCCAACCTACCATCCAGCCGCCGTATTACGACAGTGGGAACTACGACCTACAGTTATAATGGACCTAATGAAGGCCAGGAGGGAGATGGCGTATGGCGAAATCCGGCGCCCGAATTGCGAAATCTGGATCGAACCATCCCTCGAAGACATCGCCAAGTTCATTGAAGAATACGTTATCGGCTGCGACATTCTATCTGTCGATATTGAAACAGCTGGAACCAGAGTTACATGCATTGGCTTTGCTCCCAGAGCCGATCTTGCAATCGTTATTCCTTTCGATGACACCCGCCAAGCGAAAGGAAACTATTGGCCTTCCGCGGAGCATGAACGACAGTGTTGGGAAATTGTACGTGGAGTTCTTGAGGATACGAATATTAGCAAGCTATTCCAAAATGGAATCTATGACATTGGATTTTTGATGCGGTCCTATGGAATACTTGTGCAGGGGGCGAGGGAGGATACGATGCTTGCGCATCATGCGCGGCAACCGGAGAGCCTTAAAGGATTAGGCTACCTTGGCAGTATCTACACCGACCATATGTCCTGGAAAGGTATGCGTAAGAAACATGAAACAGTTAAGAGGGATGAATGAAAATAATCTCCACGCATAGTTGGGACGAAGATGAAACCACACCCTTTGAGAATGATCAAATCTACAACGGACTTGATGTAATAATCACTCGTGAAGTCTACGACGCTATCAAGTTCAGCCACAACGAGTCAACCACCAACGAAGCCAAGACCTACGCCCTCAGCAAATCGCTCCAAGGTCCAGTTCTAGAGATGAACGCACGCGGTGTCCTTGTTGATCAAAACCGTCGCGCCCAAGTCATCGACGAATACTACGAAGCCCTAGATCAACTAGAACGTCAGCTAGAGCTAATAGTCCTCGATGGTGTTGGCATGAAGTGGTTCAACTGGCGCTCCAATGACGACCTCAAGTCCTTATTCTACACCCACCTTCAAATCCCGGAGATACGCCGCTATGGCCGCCCTACTGTCGATCGTACAGCGCTGGAAAAGATGGAAGCGTACACGATTACTAAACAAATTATTGCGCATATGTCCGCTATGCGGGAACTGGCCAAAGACATCGGTGTCCTTAAAACCGATATCGACACAGATGGACGAATGCGGACATCCTACAATATTGCTGGGACCAATACCGGAAGATTTAGTTCAAGTTATTCTGAATATGGAACCGGGGGTAATGTACAGAATATCAAGGAATCGCTCCGAAGCATATTTATTGCTGACCCCGGATACAAATTCGCGAAGTTCGATGCCAAGTCTGGCGAGTCCTACGTCGTCGGCGCAGTAGAATGGAACCTATTCAATGACCCAACTTACCTCGATGCTGTCGCTACCGGTGACATTCATACGGCCGTTGCGAAAATATGTTGGCCTGAACTCTTATGGACCGGGGAACAAGATAAAGATTTCGAGACCGCTGAAACACCATACTACCGCCACTATACGTATAGATTTATGTGCAAAAAGCTTGGACATGGCTCGAATTATGGAGGCCGACCTGAGACGTTGGCTCAGCAGTCAAAGCTTCCAATTGGGGTTGTTCGGCTCTTTCAGCCCAAGTATTTCTCTGCGTTTCCGTCTCATGAGCGATGGCA